TATGCCCTCTCGACCGATAAAACTATTGCCGGAAATGTTTATGGTGAGCCCCCCGAACCCTCCACGACCAAGCGGGACGACGGCCTCTGCCCCACTCTCACCAATCAATGCCAAAGTCGGACGGCTGACAATGCCACCCTCTGCCATTTTCGGGATATTCCCGACTGTGCTAATAGACTGGACTACTGAGTTGCTAATCGCCGAAGCCTTTTTCCCTACTCCCGAAACAAAATTTTTCGCACTCTGTAAAATATCTAATTTTTTAACGGAAGTGATTAAACTCTCAACCCATTTAATACTGCTCTTGAGCCAATCGACAAACCCAATCAAGACCGTGGTTAAGTTCGTAATCCCAATACTGGCGTTATCAATTCCGAGAACAACTAAGTCTATGAGCGCCTGCATAACTTTCGTGATAATCAACAACGCCCCGCCCAGCATCGCCACAAAAACAACCAACGCCACCACCAAGGTGCCACCAACGACTTTCGCTAAAAATTCAAAATACGGGAGCAAGGGCTGAAGCGCAATCCATAAATTTTGAATTGCTGGCCATAGCTGATTGACAATCTCTTGCCATAAAAGCTGTATCACCGGTAAAACTCCGTCCCGGACTGTCTGCCAAATAACCTTGAACCAGTAAACGATTACTTCAAAAGCGATTTTGATTGGCTCAATAGCCATTATTTTATCGACAACATTTTGCCAAACTTCTTGAATTTTGGCGCTGGCTATTTCCCAATTTTCTTTCAGCCACAAAATCCCAACCACAAGGGCGGTAATCAACGCTCCGCCAATAGCAAACGGCGCAAGCGCCACCACCATTGAGGCCAAATGCCCGATAAAAACTATCACCGACAAAGACAATGCTCCGGCAATCGCACCGGCTAAAATAAATACGGCTTCTTTGTGGTTTTTAATCCACTCAATGACCTCTTTCGAGCGTTCAATCCAAATCGGCAAAACATCCGTGGAAAAATCTAAAATCTTTTGTGCTAATTCCGTGAGCTTCGGCAAAAGTTTGTTGCCGATGTCTTCCATTAAATTGCCAAAAACTATTTTCAACGCAAGCATTTTCCCGGCGAAAGTATCAGCAAATGCTTCGGTCTGACCGGCTAATTTTTTTTCAGCTTCGGCAAGCATATCCACCGGGTCGGTTGTTTCTCTAATATCAATTCCCAAATCTCTCATCGCTTTCGAGTTGCCGACTAAAACGCCGGATAAAGCCTTACCGGCAGAAACCAAGTCAATGCCCTTCATTCTGGATAAGTCCATTGCCATTGAATTGAGCCGTAAAGCCATAGTAGCGTCGCCTGTTTTTTGGTAAAGCAAAGCCAAAGAGTTCGCAGTTTCTTCGTCATCAAATCCCAACTTGACCGAAGCCTTGGCGGTGTCCAGAAAAGATTGTCTGATTTTATCTAAGCCCTCCCGTTGTTTTTCAATCGTCTTCGTAAGCTCAACCGTGCTTATTTTAGTGGTAGTGTTTCCACCTTTCATAGCGTCCGACATCGCGGTTATTTTCTGCGTAAGCTGAGCGACTTCATTTTTATTTTCTGCGACTGCCAAATTGTATTGCTGTCTATTTATTTTCCCCGTAGTCAAAAGGTAATTTTGATGTTCGAGCGCCATGTCGTGCTTTCTAACTTGAATTTTGGCGTTTTCAATTTGCAAAGAATAATCTTTTATTGCCTTATTTTCGCCCGCTACAACCTCGACGACTTTTTTGTGTCCGATAACAACCTTTTCAGTCGTGGTTGCCATTGTCTTCATAACAGCATCAAACTTGGCCATTTCCTTTTGAGCGTTGCTCGCACTTTTTACAGTCAGCACCCCAAACGTTATTGCTCCCGCCCCAATACCCAAAAGAGCGCCCGCAAATACTTGGGACGCTTTAATGGCTGGCTGGAAATCTCTCTCAACCTTTTGGAGCTTTTTGCTTATTTCATTAAAAGCCCCTGCTGTTTTATTTTCTCCATTTATAACAAGTTTTAGCTCTTGCGTTGTCGCCATATTTTTGCCGTTATTTTTTTGCCTTATCAGCTTCCTTTAATGCGTCAATCATCCCCGACAAGACCCACACGGGCTGGCTTAAAAATTCTTCGTAAGTCCAGCCCGTCTCGAATAAAATTCGAACTACTGTGCCTGTCCCCCAACTTCCGGCTCGTCTTTTTTTTTAGGGTTGCGAAGCTCTTTAACAGTGTCCCGGATAAATTTGTAATCTATTTCCGGTAAAGACAAAAGTGCTGGCAAAACTTCTTCCGTGCTTCCCCCAACTGAAACAACGAAAATCTCCAATTCTTTATGAGCCTGCTTGTCAATAATTTCGGGGTTGATTTTCCCAAAATTCACACGGCCACTTGCTGACGGCTGGGCATCTATAGCTTCATAGAGAATAGCTTCGATTGCCTCTGCTTCTGCCCCAGTAATCCACTCCTTGACTTGAACTTCTGCCCCACTAATAGGGAGCTTAATTGTCTTGATTGGTGAAGTCATTTTTTTCGTTGTTATTTTTATGAAATTGCTTCCGCTTCATATTCGGCAATTTCGTTTATAAGCTCAACTTTGATTGCCTGCGCCTCATCGGTATCGTAATGAGCGACAAAAGATAATTTGTCTTTAACTAAATCATCCAACGGTCTGTCCTGCTCATTCTTTTCGATTGAAACTTTCGGCAAAGTGATAGTCAATTTCGGGTGTTTGGTTGTTCCGATAGTAATATCAGCACGCTCCATAATAATCTGAACGGCCTTATAACTTCCGGCAACATAAATATCGTGGTAATCAGAATTTTCGTAATCGAGTGTGAGTTCTCCGGAAACATCTAACAATCCAGCGATGCTATCAGTCGGCGCAACAGAACCAAGAGCGAACTGCGAACGAGCATTATTGTTAATCAAAATGCTAAACTCTCTAGCGTCAACTGCAACGGCGCTGGATAATCCGGCGACATCATCAGCAATCTTGATTGAAACATCCCCCGGTCTGAAAGAATAGTCCGTGTCCTCGAACGCAACGGAAACAGCGGTCTGTTCGGCTTCGTCCATTCCAACAAATTCAGCGGTGGCATTTACTAAATCATCAACCGGTGTCTTAATCTCCAAGCTCTTAACCAACACGCCATTATAGCCGTAATCTTGAAATGCTCCACATTGGGAAAGCGCCAAAGATAAGGTTGGGAATTGCGGGTCGCAAACAGCCAACTCAAACAAATGCTTTTTAGCTGTGCCCTCCGAAGTGGTGGTAGTCAATTTTCCAAGCAAAGATTTTAGCAAATAGCCAATGGTTTCGCTTTTAAGATTGAACTCAAGATTGCCGACAACTTGTTTGGCAACAACTTCCGAGCCTTGGCTGGCCACTCCGGAAGCTCTGGTTTCTTTTAACAATGCTTTTTTGACTTCTAACATCACACCGGTTGGAGTTCTTCCCGGGACGAACGCCTGTGGGTCAACTAAAACCCCACGACCTCCCGAACCCTCTAAACCAATGCCGATGTTTAAATCCTCTCCGCGCAAGATAGACACAAAATTATTTTTTTTCTTTTCAGGGTATTGGCCTAAAAAGAAATATTTAATATTTAATTATTTTTGTATGTTTTTTACAGTTGCACGATAAACAAAGTGGTTGAATGTTCTCTATATTGTCGCCTCCCCCCTTGCTCAATGGGACAATATGGTCTTCTGTCAAAGAAACTTCCGGCTCACTTTTTCCACAGCAAGGGCATTTATAATTATACATCTTTTTTAGGGTTTCCCATTCCCCAAAAGTATGCGAGCCGTTTTCTTTTATTATTCTTTTCAGCACTCTGTTTCTTTTGTTTTTCATCCAAGAACGGTATTTTTTATTTAAACTCCTGCCGTCATTTCTTATTTTTATTTTTCCAGCCGTCCTTTTCAAATAACACATTCTGTCTGTTTTTTTCTTGCTTTCAGGGTGCTCTTTATTCCATTTTCTTTTTTGGATTTTTATTTTTTCTTTATTTTTCTGCCTATATTCATGCATATAGGCAGGCGGGCTACTCATATTTTTTTTGTTTCCTGCCTTTTAAAAGGCGAGGATATTTTAATTTAACAAACTGATTTTTTAACATACTTGCGACACCGCAAGGAAATCTCTGCCACTCGATAAACTGCTTCGCCCCTCTCCTCATAATACCAAGCTGACGGTGTCGGCTCAACCCAATCGCAAGCCGGTATAACTCTCCTATCGGAAAACAAATTTAGCAAATCATCAACAACCCCTTCCAATGCTATTTCAGCGCTCTCGTGTTCGCTCTCTTTTGTAATTGGGTAAAATGCCCGAACCTTGAAAACAAAAACTAATTTGTCGCTCTCGGTATTAGCATAGTCGGCTGAATTTTCACTCGGTGAAATTATCACGGCCGGAAATCCTGAAAAAGTTGAACGGTCATAGGCATAAACAGCTTGGACTTTTCCATTTGCTCCCGTTAAGGTTTCTACAGCTTCTTTTATATCAGCTCGAATATCTTTGAAATTTGTCGGCATATTTTTTAAGTGGTTGGCAAGTTATCAATAACTTTTGCGAACTCGCTTTGGATATATTGACTTTCGCTATCAATAGCTTTTTGTAAGAAAGGATTTGCTCTTGTTCCCGGGTGATGAACTATCTTGCCAAAATATTGCCCCGTGCGAATATTCGCAAGCCCTTTTTTTCTGACCGGCCGGATAATATGCGGGCGTGTCCCCTCATGGACGTAAACAGAATAATTTGCCCCCGACATAACCACCGCTTTTGCAAGCCCGGTTCTGAAACTTCTTATGCTCTGGCGTAAATTCCCACCCCCCGACTGCTTGTTTACAGGGGCGAACCTTTTAGCCGACCTCTCAATCATCAAGCCTGCTCTCTGAACTGCGACATCCATTCTCTCGCTGATAATTTGAGGATATTGCTTAAAAAGTTTTTTAATCTCGGGCAATTTTTCGATTTTTAACTCAATCAATGCCGGCATATTTTTTAGCTCTCAAAAGCTCTGATAATAATTTCAGCGTGCTTGACCCTCACCCCCGGCAAGCCCTTAAAATTCTCAACCGCAACGACACGATAAGCGTCCCCGCCCTCTCTGACAATTCTGTCGCCCTCGATAATATCATTGTTCGCACAAAATAAAACCAAATCTTTACCGAAGCCGTCGGTTATGTCCTTGCTTATTGAAGCGTCTATCGGCTGGATGTTGCAACACAGATTGGAAATGTAAGGTAAAAATTCTTTTTTCTGTGTTATCTCCGAACCCTCCGCAACAAAACCCATTCGCTCAACGCTTACGTATTCGTCAAAATAATCTGAAATCATTTTAGGGATTAAATTCGTATTTTTTATAACTGTCTAAAATTGAAAGCACTCTTTGGTAATCATTCCAGCCCTCCTCGGTGGTATAACTAACGGAATATCTGCCGACACTCTCCGACCGAACCTTGCCTTTACTTCCGTCCGAGTAAGCAATAATTCCAGCCACTAAAATTGTCGTGGCTAAACGGATGTCGGCCGGGGCTTCCAAACTAAAACCCCATTTAGAAGTAATCGCAACATTTTGCTTCCCCCGGGTAAAAACTCCTCCGTCCCATTCAAGCTTATTTTTTCTAGCCGAATTAGCCGGGTATAAATATAAATCTTCGGTGATTGCTTCGTCATCAAGCGTAATCACAAAATCACTCTCGCTATAAATAAAATCATCAACCAAAAGCTCCCCGCTCCCGTCGCCATCGAAAAGTTTTGCTTCTGCATCTCCGGCGATGAAAATTCTGCCAGTATATTGTTCGATAAACTTCTCGATGCTCTCAATCCAAATATCCAACTGCCCGTCAAAAGAAACCCCGATTGATTGGAGCGTGTAATTCTCAATATCTTGTTTTGTTGTGTAGCCTTTAAGCATATTTTTATATTGTTATTATAGCACGATTTTAAGGTCGTGGGAATGGATTGCTCCCGGCTTTTTCTGAATACGGATTGTCTGCTTTAGAAAACGGCGTAATTTCTGGTGAATAAATAGGGTCATCGGCCAAACAATCTTTGGAATACGGCGACGGCTCATCAGAATAAGGATTGACTTCAACAAAATAAAGAATTGTTTTTGTCTTTTCCGGCGAAGTAAAAACAGTATAAACAAGCGGAAGTCTAGCACTCGGATGAATTGAATATTCGAGCTCTTTTTCAATATCAACCGCCCAGCCGACATAGTAATCAACAATTTTTGTTTTCTCTCTTATTTTTTCGACTGAATAGCTAACAGCTAGATTTTTCTTTTTCTCTTTAAAAATAAAATACTCAAGCCCTTTGGTTCCCGATAATTCTCTCCCGATAAAATAAGATAAGGCTTTTGTTTTTTCCTCAGTAGTCTTGACTGAATATCTTAACCCTCGGTTGATTGATTGCCCGGCGGATATGGAATATTCGAGCCCTTTTATTTCTTCAAAGACAAAACCGATTGAATAATCAATTCCTAAATCAATCTGTGAAGAACTAAAAACAGAATAGGATAATGGACGATTGACCGCACCAGAAAATAAAATTTCATAATTAAGCTGTAATTCTTTTTTATTTTTTTTAAGAATTGAATAATCAAGCCCGAGCTCTATGCCTGCCGTTTTTAAAATCCGATATTCAAGGACTTCGGTTTTTTCCGGAAAAGTAAAAACCTCGTAATCAAGCCCAAGCTCAACAACGGAAAAAGGTTTTGCGAAATAAGATAAATCTTTCGTAATCTCCGCCCCTAGCTTGACAAAGTATTGTAATCCTTTTGTATTCCCACCACCGGCAACAACCGAATAAGATAAATCCAATTCAACCGCCCCCAAGACCAACACGAAGTAGCTTAAATCCCGCTCCAAATCAACGCTAGCGACGACTTGATAGGTTAAGCCCTCATCTAACACCCCTGAGCCCCTAACCGCATAGGCAAGCGATTGTAGCGCCTCGTTTTTAGCAACAACCTCGTAAGAAAGGACTTTTGTTATCTCTTGCCACTGTTTTACGCTGTAATCCACACCAAGCGTTAATTCCTTTTCGGCGATAATTAAATAATCAATCTCGGCTGTTTGTTCTCCGGAAGCCAAAACGCAATAACTGATAACTTTGGTTGCTTCGGGATAAGCGACAACCGAATAAGCGAGCGACAAGATAATCGGTTGCTCTTTTAAAACAGAATAAAGAACAGCTTCCGTTTTCTCTTTTTCTGTCTTAACGGAATAAGCGAGCGCCTTGTTAATGTCAGTGTAAGTTTCTTGACCCCCAACCGAGTAAAAAGTGGACGGAGAATTTTGATTGTTATATTCGGTGGTAATCCAGTTCGTGGTTCTCGTGGTGTCAGCGACCCGAGCCTCATCAATCACACCGTTAAAATACCAAGCGTCAGTTCCCGAACGGCGACCCAATCTTAAATCGCTGATGTCTATGTCATTAAGCGTGCCGGAAGCTTCCAAACTCCCATTGACGTATAAATAATAAGTCGAACCATTTTTAACGACTGTAATGAAATACCAAACGTCCTCGGAAACATCAGTCGTGCCTTTCAGAAGATTTGTTCCGTCAAAAACATAAATCTTATTATCAACCGGCACATAATATCCGCCCATTCCAATCCCATTGTCAGCACTGGTCGTTAATCCGACCGGAAAATAAACAGGGTTTTCGCCAATCTCGTGCGACTTCGCCCAAAAATTCATCGTCCAATTTTCAGTAATTCCAACATTGCCGATATTCACATAATCCCCGTCCCCGTCGCAATCTTGCGCATTGCCAATTTTTCCGGCAACACTATCAGGCAAGCCTCCGTTGAAAGTTCCGGAATAACTTGCCGAAGCAGAATTTACTGCCGACCCCGAGGTTTCTTTTAAATGCCAAACGCCAACGTGTCCGCTCCACACTGCTCTCGCTCCATAAGTCCCCGACACAGCATAATCGCTCGCTCCGGAATTTCCATAATAAATATAAAAATCAGTATTCGCAGAACTCGAAATACTGTCCGCCTTAAAATATAACTCACCTTTGCTTGTGCCGGTATCACAAGACACGACTTCACGAGCCAACTCTGTCGTGCCGTCCGCTTTAGTTATTCTAATATCTCCACCACCATTTTTAACGCCCGCCCAAAAATCCGTTCCCAAATCATCAAGCTTAACATAAACAGAAAAATCCGAAGCCGTTGTCGGGACTTTCGAACTTTGAATTGTTATTTTTTTTCTTTTCGTCCAGCTGGCGTTATACCAAGCCATAAAATTCTATTGTAATCCAAACTCGGATAATATTTGATTTTCGTTTATCGATTGAATAATAGTGCCGTTTGGCAAAACAAAATTGAAAAATCCATTGTTGCCAATCTTCCAGCCTATAACATAAATACGACTTCTTTTTTCGGCTTCCGTTCCCGAATTAAAAACGTAATTCTTATATTTGTGAACCAGCTTCGCGCCCTCGGGGATAATCATATCAATTCGGCGAGGTGTTTCGGTGGAGAATAGCACAAAAAGAGCCACCTGCTCTTGCTTAACTTCCCCTATTCGATGAAAAACGCAATTCTCTAAATCTTCTCGGTTAATTTCAAATTGTTTCAATTCGGTATTGTCTTTGTAAACGACACCCCAAATCCATTTCTCGAGCGCCACTTCTTCACGCTCTTTTGCTTCTAAATTGTTGTAAAAAAATTTCATAAATTATTGCTGATTTTTAGATATAAATTAAAAGCCGGTTTCCCGGCTTCAATTTTTTGGCATTGAGTTGCCGAGTTAAACGCATTGAGTTGCGAGTTAAATTTTATTTTTCTGCTCCCCTCTCTACGGCCTTTTGGCTGATAACATCAAGATTGGGAGTAGTCGTTAGTCGCAAGAAGTTTGGTTCTGTCGGGCGAGCATTGTTTGCTTTAGAGCATTGATGTTCTAAGTATCCCGCTTCAGTTCCGAACTCAAGCCCACACGCCGAGCAAATATGTTTCATATTTTTTTGCGTTGTCCGCTGTTATAATCTTTTTTCAGATGGCAACTACGGCAAAGCCATTCCCAATTTTTGAAGTCCCTGCCGTAAATCCCATTGTTCGACAATTCAAGGTTTTTTTCTTTTCCGCACCGCTCGCAATTTTTAACCCTCGGTTTATTTTTGCGAACCCAAATATGCAAAGAATTGTAGCCAACCTTATCGCCTTTCCAGTTAAAATGTTTTTCGTTCGGCTTGAACCCATTTTTAGTGATAGCGGAAGCTTCGGCATACGAGCGTGTTTTAATCCCCGCGCGCAAGAGCCAAGAAATAATAAGTTTTTGCGTTTCGCCGAATTTCTTGGCAATCTCCCAAGTGCTTTTTTTCTCGTCAATGTAAAGTTTTTTTAGCAACTCCACATCTTCGCACTCTCGATAATTCCAAGGGATTGCGTTCCCATTAGCCCTGCGCAAATCCCACCCGTGTAATACCTTT